GCCAGTTTGTTTTGCCGCTCCTTCAGCTTCAGAGAGGCCTTTGAAAAGGCTTCTTTATCACCAAGTGCGTCATAGACGGCGCATTCGCGTTTTGCTGCCCGAATGTCTCGCTCCAAAGCCCGTTGCTTTTGGCTCTCTCGGTATTTTCGGTCGTTCTCGGCACGATCCTCTGTGGGAAAGTACCGCTGCATGGATACGCCCGGAATAAACGGTGTCTTGAAATGACCACAGTTGATACCGAATAACCCGTCAGGATCGCCGATGCTGGAGGAAGACTGCGGATAAAAGCGAATTTTATTACCGCGAAGATCCTCTACGGCGCCGGACTTATTTGACTTTGAAAAGAGTTTGCCCTGATCCTTTGCGCATTTTGGCCGGGCGCCGGAATGACTGGAAACGGCGAACAGATCAAGGCCATAGGCCTCCATCCGTGCGTCCTGCGCCGCATGAGCGGTATTGGTTACTGTTGTACGAATATCCATATTGACATATGCTTCCGGGGACCATTCCCTGCCGGCCTTATCCACAAACGCGGGAATTCCTCGGTCAAGCATCTCTTGGATACATTTGCGGACTGCCTGCTGCCGGGTCTCAGCGCCGATCACCACGGCGCCGGTGTGCTTGTTCAGAAGATCAAGCACAGGCTGCTTTTCAGCGTTCTCCCGGATATAACCGACTACCCCTTTGATCAGCGTTGTCCAGGCTGGCTTCACCTTGTACCCCATAACAGTATTGACCATATTTAAACTGTCTTTGGCCTGCTTTGCAAAAGCTCCGGCAGCCTGTGCGGCGGATTTGGCAGGCGGTATTCTGGAGGCCTTTGCGTATCCATCCTCCACGAGCTGCCGAAAGCCAGGCTCTAATTGTGTGATTGTATCGTTGGCGGCGGATTGCAGTGCGATCTCCAGCATTTGTGGCGCAATACCTGCCTTTTGCGCTATGATACGCACAGCGTCTTTTTGCAGCGCGCCCATTTGGGCGAGCATTTTCAGTTCCCATTTGGCTGTGTCTGTGATCTCCATGTTTGTTGCAAGTCGCTTTGCAATACTGAGCAGCAGATCATCCTCAATATCAGCATACAGGCCGGATAGGGGAGAGGAAAGCAGGGATGCTTCGTATGGATTCATATATCCTCACCCTCAGTTTCATCTTCTTCATCGGGCGCGGAGAAGCCGATCGTCGATTTCTTACCGCCATCATCTTCACCGCTTTCCGCGCCGAATAGATCCACGTCTGAGCCGGACACCCTGCGGTTTTCTTCCGCGATTCGGTCAAGTTCTTTCTGCGCATCCTTTTTGCTGCACCCGTTAAGCTCCATAATAGCAGTCAGCTTTGATTTCAGTTCGGCTTGAACTAGTTTAATGTTATTATCGAGCTTTGTGTTGTCGTCGTTGATAATGCTGTCGTCGAAAGATACTTGCGCATCCGGTTCCGCCGCGCCGTCCAGAAAGGCCAGAGCCTTCACCATATCGACAATCGCAGGGCCAAGCAGCAACTCATGCTTGCGGAGATTCTGATAGAGGTCAGATTTCTCGCTGATCACCTCGGTCGCTGTTTTTACGCCGCCCGCCTCGAATTGATACCGGTCGTTGCCGAGGCCGCATTTTTTGGAGAGCAGATTGAGCATCAACCGGATTCCCTGCTCATGCTCTGTGGCGCGAATCGGAGGGCTGATATCCTTGATTTCCTGCGTTGCGCCGTCGGGAAGCTGCATCGCATAAAAAGCCACGTCATTGCTATCAAAAATGGGCTGCGCTGTGCCGTCCTTTGTCATCTGGATTTTTGCCATCGTGATCGGCACCATGATCCGTTTGCGGCCCAGGGCAAATTCGTTCGTATAGCTGTCATAAGCCAAATCGAGTGACCGCAATGCGGAAATCGCGTTCGCGTAGACAGAGACGCCCATCGGGCAATCCAGATCAAAGTTATTGGTGATGTTGGGCGTGATAATCTGAAACAGCGGCGTTTCGGAACCGGTTTCAACCTTCGGCGCGAGATCGGGGCAATACTCCTCCAACGATAGCTCCTCGCCGGTTTCATTGTCGAAGAGGTGATTTTCAATGCTATACGTTCCGTTTTCGTCCAACACGTGCAGCTGCAAATAGCAACATTCTTTCTGTCGGATTGCCCGGACGCCGCCGAAGGCGCATTCTGTTACCACTCCATTATCCCAGGCAAGGGGGTGTACCAGATCGGCGCGGATGCAATCGATCACCGGTTCATTGTCGCTGCTAAGGTATTCCACAAAGGCTCCTGTTCCAAGCGCAAATGCCAGTTCAATAAGCTGATTCCCGCGCACCGTAAATCGGTTTTTTTGCAGCAGCTCTTCCAGCCGATTTTGAAAGCTGCTGGCGTGGATTACAACGCGCTCATTGAGCAGAAGATTCGCCCAGTCTTCCGCAATGCATTTTGCCATCTGGAGCGAAGCGCGGCGCACACCGACCTTCTGGATACCGTTGTACACGCTATAGGCGTGGAAATCCTTGACGTCCCCTTGATACCAGTCGAGCCATTCATCCACCTTTGACCGATAGGTGGCGTCAACGGTTAAATATCCTCTTTTTTTCAAATAGGCGGAAATGTCCAAATGATCAGCTCCTTATGCTGCGATATACAGGATATCCTGCTGCACGCTTTCCGTACTGTATTCCGTGCTGTCCAAGCTATCCACGTTCATAAGGCCGTCGTCCAACCGGATATCCATATTCTTTTTCTTTTCATCGTACACTGCTTGCTCAAACGCTTCGATAATATGCACACAGCGCTCCATGATCTTCCATCTGTGCTGCGCGATCAGGCTGTTGTAAAATGCAATCCGGTCATTGATCGGACCTTTGACTGCATTTTTGATATCAATTGCCACATGAGCCTGCATACAGGCAGACTCCAAACCTGCAATAAGCGTTGGTTCCGCGCTGTCGCAATAAGCCTCGTACACCTTAAAGCGTGCTTGCGCGCGCCGGACGAAATCGACAAACGCGTCTTGCAGTTGCTTCGGGTTGAGCCGCTTTTTGCAGTAAAACTCATCCAGCGCAATCACCTGCCGATACCCTTGGGTAAAGCCAGTGAGGGTAAAAGAATGGGCCGATTTCGTGCCTCCGAAATCAACCCCAATTACCGCATATGAAATTTGATTTTTTATTAACCATTCATCCGTAATGAGATAATCCTGAACATGGTCTGCGAACTGTTGATAGATTAAACCATCAGCGGCGACCCATTGTCCCAAAATGAAGCGCTTATAGAATACGCTGCCATGTGGCCATGCGCGTTCGTAGCGCTGAATGACAGAAGGAGAGAGCGTAAGGTTATCCGCCATTGTAAAGTGCAGATGATACACACGCTTCTCTTTTGCTTTGAGGAGGAATTCTTCCCGGATGTAATGATGCGGCCCCTCCGGATTGCAATTCATCCAGATTTTTGCACCGGTTACGGAGCAACGGCCAATCATCTGATCAACGAAGGAGCGAGGGAAGAGAGCGGCCTCATCTGCATAAGCTCCCGCTGCGGTTAAACCTTGCATTGCATCTTGGCTGGCCTCCGTGTTCGCGCCATAGAGATAATATGTATTGGCGCCAATCTCGATATGCGCGTCAGATCCGGATCGGATATATTCATGCGGCCATCCCCAAGCTTCCAAGATTTGTAGCATGGGCTTGATCACGTTTTTTTTTAGGGCACCCATCGTTTTACCCGCCAGGATAAAGCTTTCTCCGGAGAACATTTCTTGCGACCAGATCAGGAAACCGACGATACAGGCGATCGTTTTACCAGATCGGATTGATCCGTCTGCAACGACGAAATCGTTCGCCGCGGATCGCAAGCCCGGCCGCCACCAGTGGATCAGGCGCTTCTGCCGATCAGAGAAGGGCTTGAACTTAAATGTCGCTGGTTTCTTCCGTTTCTTCGGCATCGTCGCCCTCCTCAAACAAAGCATCCAGTTCTTCCCCCACCGGCCGCATGGCTTTGAGGAAGGACTGGATGCTATCAGAATTATCAGTGTCGCCGAGCTCTTGGTCCCTGGCGTGCCTAGCACGGTCAGCGCGGATCTGCTGCTCGGCAAGATCAGCGTCTGTTTTATCTGTCTGGCCGGCGTATTTAGCGATGGCCTCATATGCCTTAACGTCACCCGCCAGCGCTTTTTTGATCATTGCAGCGTTGACAGCAGCTTCCAGCGTACTTTCCAAGCCGAGAGCTTCCAGGGTGGGGGACCATTCCGGGTTGTCTATTTTGGATGTCAGAAGCAAATTCAGCGTCTTGCGGAAATCTGCTTTTCGCCGTCGAACCTTACCCGAAGCTTTACCACCCAGCACGGAAATCTCTCGCTGTTCACTCGCGGTTCGTTCATGGAAGCCGTGACCTTTTAGATTGTCTTCATTGGGCATCT